CAGGTCTTTGAGGAAGACGGTAAGCTATCAGGCTACTGCTTCTCTTGTGGCAAGTATGAGCATGACCCACTTGGTGAGGGCAAGAGCCTTGATGATATACCTGAGAAGCAGCGGTTAGGTAAGTCAAAGGAAGAGATAGCAGCGGAGATGGCTGATATAGCAACCTACCCTGTCGTTGACTTGAAGGACAGGAAGTTGAGGGCTTCTGCCCTTGACCACTATGGCATTAAGATAGGTATGAGTGAGCAAGACGGCAAGACACCCTGCTTCCACTACTATCCATACACTAAAGGAGGAGAGGTTGTTGGGTATAAGGTTAGGCACATTGAGACCAAGAACATGTGGTGTGTCGGTGACCAAAGGGACGTTGACTTGTTTGGTTGGGATCAAGCTGTTGCCTCTGGAACGAAGAGGCTAATCATCACCGAGGGTGAGCTAGATGCTGTAGCACTCGCTCGCATCTTGGAGATATACACCAAGGCTGACTTCAAGGACTACATACCAGCGGTGTGCTCACTACCACACGGTGCAGCATCAGCAAGGAAGGATGTCACTCGGCTACTGCCCGAGATACGGAGACACTTCAAGGACATCAGCCTGTGCTTCGATGATGATGAGGCAGGGAAGAAGGCAACCGAGGATGTGTGTAAGGTTATGCCTGACGCAACAGTCATCAACCTGCCTGACAAGGATGCTAATGCTTGTCTCGTCAACGGCAAGGGTAAGGCTGCTCACAAGGCTGTCACATTCAACACAGCGAAGGCAAAGAATACATCCCTCGTCTTTGGTGAGGACTTACACACTAAGGCAAGGGAGCCTGCTGTGTACGGTCAGCTTACCTGGCCTTGGGAGCATGTGCAAGAGGCAACTCGTGGCATCAGGTATGGTGAGACCATATACATTGGTGCTGGTGTTAAGATGGGCAAGAGTGAGATGCTCAATGCCCTTGGTGCTCACTTCATCAAGGGACACGGTGTCAAGATATTCATGGCTAAGCCAGAGGAGGCTAACAACAAGACGTATAAGCTCATGGCAGGTAAGATTGTGGGTAAGGTGTTCCATGATCCAAATGTAGAGTTTGACTATGATGCCTTCGATGCAGCAGGCAAGGCTATGGAGGGCAAGCTAGCTATGGTTAACCTCTATCAGCATCTAGGTTGGGAGTCCTTGAAGGCTGACATCTATTCAGCAGCAGGGTGGGGTGCCAAGGTGGTGTTCATTGACCCCATCACCAACCTAATCAATGGGCTGGCTGCTGCTGAGGCTAACACCTTGCTGCAAGAGATAGCACAGGAGCTGGCTGCTATAGCTAAGGACTTGGACATTGTTGTGTTCATCTTCTGCCACCTCAAGGCACCCACCTCTGGTGAGGATCATGAGCATGGTGGTGATGTGTTGTCTAGTCAGTTCGCTGGCAGTAGGGCAATGATGAGGAGTTGTAACTACATGCTGGGCATTAAGGGGAACAAGAGTCCAGACCTAGAACTGACAGAGAGGAACATGAGGACGCTGGTGTTGCTTGAGGACAGGGAGTTTGGACAGACAGGAGAGCATGGCCTGTACTGGGATTATCATACTGGTTTATTTAATGAGGTGTAAGATGGGTAAAGCACAATGGAAGAAGCAAGCTAACAAACGTAAGCATGCACGACAACGACAGGTTAGGTATGAGGCTTGGGTGGAACAACAGAAGCTCAAGGCTCTGCTAAGTGGATAACCTTGAAGCCATTGAGGAGTTCTATAAGGAGAACTTCAACAAGCTGGTGATACGATGCAAGGGTAAGGTGGGTGTGGACTACGCAGAGGATGTAGTTCAGGAAACCTTCTACCGTGCCCTTCGTTATCACCACTCATTCAACCCAGACCGGCATGACATAGGGGCTTGGATAGCTCGTATCATGGGCAACTGTGTTAACAACATGCTAAGTGAGCGCCGTGGTATCCCAGCCATGCAACCATACGATGATGAAGAGGAGGACTATGTTGAGTGGGAAGGAGAGGAGCAGCGACAGGCTGACATCTTAGAGGTAGCCATTGGCTTGTGCTTGGGCAGGACATCGGGTGATGGGCTGGAGGTATGGGAGCTTAGTATCTTCCAACAGATGGGGCCGAAGGAAATCTCAATGGTGTTGAACAAGCCGTTGTCCACTGTCAACTGGCACTTGGCTGGGCTTAGGAAACTAATCAAGCAGCACATGGATGAGTAGGTTTAATGTCTTCGACATCGAGGCAGATGGACTCACCCCCACCAAGATACACTGCCTCTCCTCTAACCAACAGCCCACAGTTGTGGACGACAACGACATAAGGAACTTCTTTGACAGCACTGACATCTTGGTTGGTCACAACATCATACGATGGGACATACCTAACACTGAGCGTGTCCTTGGTGTTCTAATAAGCAACAAGGTAGTAGATACTCTGGCCGTGTCATGGTGTCTCTACCCCGGAAGGTTTCAACATGGACTTGAGGAATGGGGTGAGTACTTCGGCATACCTAAGCCACCTATCGTTGACTGGGAGACCCTGCCACTAGAGGACTACATCCACCGCTGTGAGCAAGACGTATTAATCAATGCTAAGCTCTGGGATAAGGTGTGGAAGCTCTTAAACAAGCTCTACGGAAGCGAGGAGGAGGCTCTCAGGTTCTGCTTGTACATCACTGAGAAGATGCAGTGTGCTGCGGAGCAGGAGAGGAGCGGGTGGAAGCTAGACTTCTGGGCCACTGTCAACCACTACTTCACATGGAAGGATGAGCACATAAGGAAAACTGAGCTGTTGGCTGCTGCTATGCCACAGGTTGAGGATGTGCGGGAGAAGACCTACCCCAAGAAACCATACCTCAAATCTGGTGGGCTTAGTGCCATAGGTGTTAAGTGGCGAGAGTTCTTACTTGAGCACAACCTACCACCCGAGCACAAGGAACCTGTTAAGTATGTACATGGCTATGACCCACCTAATCCGGGGTCACATCAGCAGATTAAGGCTTGGCTCTACTCCCTTGGTTGGCAACCTGAAACCTTCAAGTATGACAGGAATAAGGAGACTGGTGACGTAAGGAAGATTGAACAGGTTAGTCTTCCTAATGGTGCTGGCCTGTGCCCTAGTGTTAAGAGGTTGTATAGGAAGGAACCACAGCTTGAGCTACTCGACGGCCTAGCTATCCTCGCCCACCGTATCACCATCGTCAAGGGCTTTATAGCCAACGTTGATGACAATGGGTGTGTACAGGCTAGGGTGTCTGGACTAACTAACACACTGCGGTTTAAGCATGCTGTCTGTGTTAACCTGCCCGGTGTGGACAAGGCTTACGGCAAGGAGATAAGGGGTTGTCTAGTAGCACCTGATGGCTACGAGCTGTGTGGTAGTGACATGTCCAGCCTAGAGGACAGGACTAAGCAACACTACATGTGGAAGCATGACCCCGAGTATGTACTACAGATGCAGGAGGAAGGGTTCGACCCACACCTTGACTTGGCAATACAAGCTGGGATGCTTACCAAGTCACAGTCAGATGCACACAAGGCTGGCACAGTGGACTTCTCTGCTCAACGTAAGGCTGGCAAGGGTGGTAACTACTCGTGCCTCTATGGGGCTGGTGCTCCGACTGTTGCTAGGTCAACGGGTATGCCACTTAAGCAGGCTAAGATAGTTGTTGAAGCATACGCTAAGCGTAACTGGGCAGTGCAGGCCATCGCTGCTGAGTGTGTAGTCAAGGTGGTGGACAAAAGAAAGTGGTTGTTCAACCCTGTGTCTGGGTTCTGGTATAGCCTACGACATGAGAAGGACAGGTTCTCCACTCTTAATCAAGGTACTGGTGTCTACTGTTTTGACACATGGGTTAAACACATAAGGAGGAAGAGGAAGCAGATGACTGCACAGTTCCATGACGAGGTAGTACTGTGTATTAAGAAAGGCTTTAGGGATAAGGCAACCAAACTACTACGATGGGCAATAGAGGAGACTAACAAGGAGCTTAACTTGAACGTTAAACTAGATGTAGACATACAATTCGATAGCAACTATGCAGGTATACACTAATGACAAAATTTCGTGGCACTAAAAAGAAGTCTTTAACAGGCATCTTGTCTGGGTTTCAGTCTGTGATCAAGGAGCTGGAGGTCTTCCTCAACACCTCAGACACACGACGGGATGAGATTGAGAAGGAGAAGCGTTTGCTTGTAGAGGAAGCTGATGGACTGTTGGCTGATACAGTCCAAGCAGCCTCTGCCCTGGTCAACATCGAAGGCATCATTGGCGAAACACCCACTAAGTAAACCAATTTTCGGAGAAGATACTATGGCACTTAACTTAAATAAGATTGGACAAGCACCGGGCAAGAAGCAAGACCCCATTGACCCCGGCCCCTACCCAGCACGAGTGGTTCAGATCATTGACCTCGGGTTGCAGAAACAATTTCCTTGGAAGGGCAAGGAGAAACCCCCTGCTTACAAGGTGCATATCACCTATGAACTGGTGGATGAGTTCATGATTGATGATGAGGGCAACCCAGAGGAAGACCGGCCCCGTTGGGTTAGTGAGAACTTCCCTGTGTATAGCCTATCAGCAGAGAATGCTAAGTCAACCGAACGTTACCATGCCCTAGACCCCGGTGGTGTGCATGACGGTGACTTGGGTGCCACGATTGGCTCATGCTGCACAGTTAATGTGGTTAGTGGGCCGGGTAAGGGTGCCAATGCTGGCAAGGTGTACGACAACGTTGGTGGTGTTAGCTCCATGCGTAAGAAGGATGCCCCCAATTGCCCAGAGTTAGTCACTGACGCAGTACTGTTTAGCTTAGATGAGCCTGACCTCGAGGTGTTCAATGCCCTGCCTGACTTCTTGCAGAATAAGATTAAGGACAACCTAGAGTTTGCTGGCAGTAAGCTAGAGGTGCTGCTTAGTGGTGGTGTGCCAGAAGAACATGAACCTGAGCCAACCAATGAAGAAGAACCAGAGGGTGACGAGGAATGGTAATTGCTACAGGTGATCCGGTGATACTAAGTAACGCTGCTGGTAACTTAGAGGACAGGCTGTATGAAGGACAGAAGGGGGTTGCAGCCAACTTTGTGTTTGTTGAGGGGGAGCGGTATATCTTCTTCCTCCCGCAAGGTGTCGAGGGGGTGTTCGTCCTCTCGGCTGACCGATTCGAGTTGGATGTGGAAGAGAAAGAACGACTCATTAAAGCAGAAGAAGAGTGAGGTGCCTGATTGATGGTGACATCTTAGCCTACGAGCTTGGCTATGGTGCTGAGTTTACCAATGAGGAGGGGGAGGAGGTTATCCTCCCTCCAGATGTGGTGATTGAGAATGTCAACCAGCGTATCAGGGAGATAGAGGAGGAGTGTTGGGCTGATGAGCCTAGCACAATCTATCTAACATACTCTACTTGGGTGGGACAGTGGCTTGACAAGCGTAGTCGCAGTGCTGGGCTCCCACCACCCGCCCTGTCAAGCAACTTCCGTGCCATCATGGAGACGACAAAGCCATACAAGGGTACAAGGAAGCCGGATAAGCCCTTCCACTTCTATAACATCATGGCTCACCTGCTGTCACTCAACTGTGTTGTTAGTGATGGGTGTGAGGCTGATGATGAGATGGCTATTGAACAGACCAAGAGTGAGCCACTCACCACTGTCATCTGTTCAAGGGACAAGGACTTACGAATGGTAAGGGGTCTGTCCTTTGGCTGGCAGTGTGGTAAGCAGCCACAGTTTGGGCCTGTCGAAGTAGATGAGGTTGGTGGTATAGAGAACGTGGGTAAGAAGGGTATCAAGGGCACAGGCTTGGCCTTCTTCTACAGCCAACTCCTTACAGGGGATGCAGTGGATAACATACCCGGCCTTCCTAAGTGTGGCCCTGTTGCTGCAATGAAGCTCTTGGGTGAGCTAACCACTAAGGAGGACATGGAGGCTGCCATCATTACTGCATACAAGGAGAAGGTGGGTGATGGATGGGAGGAGTACTTACTTGAACAAGGCAGGCTACTCTGGATGATAACGGAACGAGACAAGGCTGGCAACCTTGTACACTGGGAGACACCTGATGGCCCGTAAACCTATACCAAGGCCAAGGTGTGGCTCACGTTGGACTGAGGCACAGTATCAAAGCTTTGTTAAGAACCAACTACGGTCAGCCACAAGGAAGTGGGCACCCATCTCTGACTGTCTAAAGAAAGCGAGGCTTAGGCGTGGGTTCTACAAGTGTGCTGGTTGTCCCAAGGATGCCCCCACCTCCATTAAGGTGGGCAACAAGAGGATGAAGAACATATCAGTGGATCACATCAAACCCATAGTGCCAGTGACTGGTTGGGTGGGGTGGGATCACTACATAGAGAGCATGTTCTGTGAGGGGGAGAACCTGCAAGTCTTGTGTAAGGTGTGTCATGACAAGAAGTCTGCTGGAGAAGCAGGTCAACGTAAGATTCACAGGAGAAGTACATGAGTGAGACCTACAAAGGTTACCCACTGTTCAATGATGTTAAGAGTGTTAACCTACGCAGTTGGAACAGGGCTGCCATACTACACAACATGATGGAGGATGGACATAGCCACATAGTGGAGGAGTATGTCGAAAAGCTTGACAAGGCTGCCAAGATGCAGTGCTACATTGTCCTAAAGTTAATTGTAGACAAGGGTGTTGAGGCCGCTCGTAAGGACATCCTAGCTCACAACACGGTGCAATAGAATGAAGTTAGTTTTTATTCCAGACACACAAGTAAGGGCTGGTGTCCCTACAGACCACATTGAAGCTGCCGGTAACTACATTGTGAGGCACAAGCCTGACATTGTGGTGGTAGCTGGGGACTGGTGGGACTTGCCCTCCCTCAGTCACTTCAACACAAACCTAGAGGCAGAGGGACTCAAGCTAAAGGCTGACCTAGATGCAGGTGAGGCTGCACTGCACAGGCTTATGAGGCCACTGGTAGCATATAATCAACGTCGTAAGGCCAACAAGAAGTCTCAGTATAGACCCCGGTTAGTGTTCACTGTAGGTAACCATGACCCACAGGTTCGCATCCCTCGTCTCGTTGAGTCTCACCCCATACTAGAGGGTTTCTTGCAAGACAAGACTGATGAGATGTTGGC